TCCATCACGACCAGTTACTGATTCGTGTTGAGTACGTACCCATTCCATTACAGCTTGGGCACCTGATGGTACGATTGGATCGTATAACGTCATTGTAATATCTCCCCACTTACATTTTCCTTTTACTTTACGGATAATGTTGATGTGGTCTAATACTACCTCACCGCATTCGATTTGTGGACGGGATACCTTCTTCATAATGAAAGAAGGTATGCCATCAACTTGTAATATGAATCGATTCTGTACCTTAGGTTCGTAAGGTGTGTAGAATATTTTATCGTTTTCTATTAGATTTGCCATTTTGCTTTATTTGTTATAAATATCTCGATTATGCGTTTTCGAATGATGCTCCAGTAGGTAAGATGTTGAAATCTAATACAATGAACTCTGCAGTCTTAGCTGGTTGGATAAAGATTTGACCATACATTTGGTTTCTATCGATTACATCCGGTGTGTTGTTGGTTTCATCCATTACTACACGGAAAGCATATAGTCCTTGACGAGCTTTTACTCTTTCCAAGTATGGGTTAACAATGTTTAAGAATCTTTGACGAGTCTCAGTTGTATTGTTCTCGAATACTAAGTAGCGAGTAGAGCTTGCGATGAACTTCTTTAAAGCAATTAACAAGCGACGTACGTTGATACGATCTAAAGCAGATGTTCTAACTTGTAATGTCTTTTGTCCCCATACACAGATGCCCTGACCTGGAAATGTTGCAATTGGATTGATCTTAGCATCGTAAAGAGCGTCACGTTGAGAGAATGTTAATTTAGTATCTACATCGACTGCTTCACTGATTCCTCCGCGATTTAAACCTGCAGGTGCAAACCATTCGAATGCTACGTTATCGTTATAAGCGTAGATGTTTGGAAGAACAACACTTGGTGGTACCCACACTGGCTTATTTTTATCAGTATCAATGATCTTAACCCATGGCCAGTAAGTTCCAACATATGAGCTATCAATTCCTGCAGTAGATACCGCATTCACAACAGCTGCAAGAGATTGGTTTTGTATTACTGGATCGGCAATATAAAAAGTGTCTCCTCTTGTTTCTGCCACATCGATTGCTTTAGCAACTACACTTGAGTGGTTTGCTATAGTAATACCAGGCGTTACAAGAAGGTTCATATCGTACTGCTCAGAGTTTTGGAGGATGTTTAAAGCTTTGTTATAAGCTTGGCTTCCTGCTGAGTTAGCGTTTGTGCAATCTAGTCCTTGTGTGTTTGATGCTACGATACTTGATCCAACATACTTTGGTACTGCTGGGTCATCTCCGTTGAATCCATCTTGGAATGGTATACTAAATTTCAATTGGTTTGAAATATCTAATCCTTTCAAAGTTGATCCTGATACAGATGCTCCTCCAGTAAATCCGGTTGTAGTTGAATCCACTGCAGATGCACTTGGATGGAAGAAGCAGTTATCTAAGTTAAAGTTTACGTTGTCCCCTGCTGTTGTTCCAGCTGGAAGTGGTTTTAGGTAGTTTTTATTATCATTTGATGCAAAATCCCATCCGTAGTAAGCTTTGATATTGTATGCTCCGTTTATTACAAGGTTTTGAGTTACAAATGATGCTGATGGTAAGCTGTATGGACCTACAAATGCCTCTGTTACTGCTTGGAATCCTTTTGGATACAATGCGTATGAAGTACCTCCATTTTTTACATCTGCGTCTAGTTCTATTCGTATGTACTTACTCACGTTTGCATAGTCGCCTAATACCTTAACGCTACTATCTATTGTGCTAATTTGGTTGTAGCGGTCTCCAATTCTACGAGCAATGAAGTCGCTTGAGTTTGGATCCAAGTTTAAGTTGTTGTATGACTCAAGTACTACTGGACGCTGGTCCGTGTCATTGAAGTCACGAACTAACAAGGTAAAGGTTCCATAAACATTTCCAGCCGCATTAACAGTTGGAAGTGATTGGTTAATAATGCCAATCTTAACTTGTGTGTTTGCATCAGTACCATCAGCCAAGGTAACTGCACGGAATAAAGCTTTAGGGCTCTGACCGGAAATTAACTGCGATGTTACGTATGGTGTTCTTGCAGGTCTGTATCCGCCATTCGATCCTGAAAGATTGAATGAGTTTCCGAAGGAAGCTGATATAACTGAGCTTCCTGTAGGAGCGGCTGTTAAGAAATCAGAGAACCAAACATATGCATATGCATTTTGATTTGAATTTATATTAGTTCCTAACACCTTATCAAAGCTAATGTTGCTTGATGGTTGTGCTGATGCAGATACTGTGAATGGAGTCACCCCACTACCAGCAAAGGTCATTTTAAATGAGCTTGATATGCTTCCTGACCCTATTGTTCCAGTTGAAGCTGTAATAGAAGATCCTGATAGGTTGGATCCGTTGCTGAATGTCATTTTAGCACTTGGCAAGGCAACACCTACAACCTTAAATCCACCAGATCCTGAGTAGATTAAACTGAATACGTTGTTTACGTTATATCCGCCTTCTTGCAAGATACGAACCACCGTTACAGTGCTTGCGTTTTTCAAGTAGCTCTTTACTGCGTACGGAACGTATGTAGTCTCACTCAATCCACCAAACATGGTGATAAAGTCATTGAAGTTTGTTACTACTGTCGGTACGAAAGCAGGACCTTTTAGGGTTGGACCAACGATAGCTGCTCCTATGGCAGCAATACCGGCTGGTAAAAATGATAAGTCTTTTTCGTTTGTAAAGACTCCTGGGCTAACTATTTTTTCGGCCATCGTTATATTAGTTGATTAATTTATATATAAATAGTACAACGTAACCCGAAACCTTATAGAATCCTCTTAGGAAATAGGAGTAAACACTCCGCTTTCCAAGTCTATCTCACCCTTGCCATATCTTTCTTCTAGATTCTTTGCGATTGTTCTTTCTGTCTCATTTAACTCAAGAATACGCTCTGTTAACATCTTCTCTTCTGACTCGTAGGTGTCTACTTGATTCTTTGCATTAAGGATAGCTAGTTTGATTTGAACTAAATCTAATCCTAATTTTTGATAATTAGATTGCACTTGTTTAATCTCTGCAATCTCTTGTTCTGAAAACTTAATTTGTTCTGACATTGTAATAACTGTTTTGTTTTATATAAATATACGCCTTTGTATTAAAAAAACCAACCATATCCTATATAGAATATTACGCTTTAGCAAATGTAGAAGCGCTATTTATAGGATTAGCATCTTTAAGACATCTTATGTGAATAATAAACAACGCCAGAACTCTGTTGCTCCCTGTCGTGGCATATACAAGTACTTTAGGTTATCTGCAGTTCTTACGATAGCAACCCTATTTGATCCTGCTCTTGCTGCAGTGTGGCCATATGGCATGGTTGGTCCAACTTCAGAAGTATCTAAGTCGGTGTCTATGTAGTAGATACGAGATGTTACGTTAGGTTGTACGTAAATACGATTATCCCCATCAAATGCATACCAAGTACCGGTTGTTAAGTTTTCTCCTACTTGAGTGCTAAATGGGGTAATTCTCGGATACTCGTATTGCATTGTGTTAATGTTGTACTTGGTAACCCTCATTGTGGCACCTCCTTCAAAACAATACAAATACTTTCCTCTATTGGCTGCTGAGCCTGATGCGCCTATATTCCACACCCATTTCATCCCAGCACCCGCACCTCTTGCTGTGTTTGGTATAATGCTATAAACTGTGGTGGTATCTGGTGCAGTTGTTGTTCCAAAGGTTAGAACTGTTGCAGTGTTTGATGATATTGCTGATTCTACACCCGCTCCGGTTCCTGCTAGAAACCTTACGCGAGCTCCTACCCAAAAGTTTGTCGGCCAGCTTCTTGTAGAATCTGTCAACGTTGTTGTAGATCCGGCAGCTGTTGCTTGTCCATGTCCGTAAGTTAGTGGCAAACTTGCTGTGTAAGGTGCGTTAGTTGTGGTTGCCGTTGCGTTTGCACTTAACGACATTGATATGAAGTTAGGTGAGTTGGGATGTATTTCGTATGAGCGGTAAAACGTATTTGCGGGAATTGTTGCTCCAGATCCTGTTATTGGTGCTCCAAGCGGTATTGCAAATACGCTTGCTGATAGACTTGCCGATACATAGATAAATGGAGCACCACTTACGGTACTACCAGAAGCAATATTGAATGATGCTGTTCCTAATCCAAAACTAGCACCAAATGATGCTGAAGATATAATACTATATCCCCATACTCCCGCTGCTATGGATGACCCAAGTGCACTTCCCAAAGTTAATGATTGTGAGGTGTTTCCTGTTATAATACGGTATTGTGTAGTTGGTGTAGTTGGGCTTGACGACCATATTTGTAGTATATCACCAGTCCATTCATTTGCTACCCAATTTTTAGACATATCGTAAATAGGTCCTGTTGTATTAGCCTGCAAAGTTGCGTTACCTGCAGGTGTCCCAGACATCCAGTATGTAAATTGAGTTGGTTGTGTGGTGGAAGTAAGTGCTGCAGAGAGTGGGTACGAGCTTGTGACTATAAAGGTCCCGTTATAGAATGCACTATCAGCTCCTACTGATCCTGAGATAAACACTCGATCACCCGTTCTAAAGGGGTTTCCTGTAATAGTTGTAACGGTGGCTACTTGTCCAGTACGTGTAATCGTTGATATTGGATGTAGTTGTTCAGTGCTACCTGATAGTCTTGCATGGGCTACGTTAGCAACTCCATCCTCGTATCTCTGTGATGGGTGCCATGAGTTGGTTCGCAAAGAAAACTGCCCCATTGAAGCATGTGTTCCCCCATTCATGTATATTCTATCATCATCCACAACAATGTCGTAAGCATTGCTTGCGCTGCTGAGTACATCAAAGTCACTGCCTATGGTAAGTGATATTGGTGTGTTTGTTATTATCGTCCCTTCTTGTCCAGAAACCTTATCTCTAATCTTGGAGTTAGCCCATTGATTTGGTATCCACGCTTTTGTTGCGTCTGTTACAGTTCGAGAGCCAGTTATACTTGTCAACGATCCAGAGTCGTATGGTGGTACTAAGGTTGTATCCATTGCTTCAAAACCTATCTCGGTAGATACTGTATAAGACGGCATTACACCAATTTGTGAATGCTTTGCTAACCAATTACCCTGTAATGGATCGTACCAATAGTGCAAGAAGAATGCGTTGGTTGATACAAGTTGTGCACTGTGGATAGCTCCGCATTTTATTAGCAACTTTGAAGTCTCATTCAATGGCGTTGTCCAAGGTGAATCTACCGTTATGGAATTATACTCAATAACTCCTCTGGTTGCTGCGGCTGCTGGTGTTAGTGCAGTGGCATCCCATACGTGGTTGTATGCTCGATGTGGATCTATTGAGTGCCATTCCGCATTTGCAAAGTATAGCGTATCGTTATTATTGTATAAGATATCACGTACAATAAATTGTTGAGCTGTTCCTAAGTATATGCGCACTTGGTAGTTGCGCCATTGATTTGGTATCCATTTCTTGGATGAATCTGATATATAGCCAGTTGTTGTTCCTGAGTTTGCATAGGCAGTTACAACGAACTGATCCATTGTGATAGGTTCTGTTACGTTTGTGATTCTGCGAGTTTGTCCAGCTCCTTGACCTGCTAAGACTTTTATATCGTACCCTAAAGCTGTTTCTCCAGTCAGAAAGGCTCCAAACACAGTTGCACCACTACTTGATAGTGGCATTGTGTAGTGACCATCATCATGCTTCCAAGTTCCTCCTAAAGTTGTTGCTGGTGATGTAGGTAGTGCGTTACCAAACAAACCAAATCCATCTGTAAAGGTATCGTATCTATATACGGCTTGTGCCATATTCCAATAAATGTATCTACTACCAGTTACTGGCGAATAGTACATGTTGTGCGTTTCCGCGTTGGTTACTGGTGCAAATCGCATCCACTCCCATACGGGTTGGTCTACTTGCGGTCTTAGTCGATTGGTTAATGGCATACGTTAACTGAATATTAATTGATTTCTTAATGTGTTGTAGGCTACTCTTGATGGTATAACGAGTCCTCCCTCTAATGACGATATTGAAGCTGCTGTGGTTCCGTTGTAGTAATCCAGGGATCGGACTAGTGGTTGTGCATCCATTGCACTTACACGTACTAACTGTCTTCCAATTGAATCCTGTACTGCATTAGTTTCTAACAGTTTTACCATTCTTGCCATAAGAGCTGTCTGATCAGCGAGAGCGTTTATTGTTTCGTCTGATGCAGGTGTTGCTCCGTTTTCCAAGTATATTTGCAACTTGTCTGATGGCGACATTGAGATTGTGTCGTAGTCTAAGGTAAGTACCTTGTTTGACACCGTTCCTCCTGCACTTGGATTAGCAAAATTGTAAATAATCTGGTTTGTAGTTACGTTAGTGATCAGTAATAAACGCTCAAGCGATATTGTTTGATTTGTTATAAAAGTGACTTGCTTAGTTGATGGACTAAACGTGTATGTTTCTAATAGCGCTTTCATTCGTTTACTACTAATTTATATTGCTTGTCGGGGTTATTTACTTGCAGCTGTTTTAGATACTCAGCGGTTTGCAGTTCACTGTAACAGCTAAATATAGCCTTCCAGGCGTTATCTTCAAAAACTTGTATTTCGTATGTTGTCATATTGTATATGATAATAAATATATTGTTATTAGCCAAGCGCTATTGCATAAGCTATCATTAGAGAGTTTAAGTCTACTCCATTTTGGATTATATTTCCGGATACATTTAAGGATCCTGTTATTTCAACTGTAGAATCATGAGCGTATATTAAGTTTGATCTATTACCATCATCTGTTCCATTACCTACAATAAAAGCTGATTCTATTGATGATGTAGCATTCCATTGGCCCTGTACATGTTGGTAGCTGGCTGATGTTATTGTGTTATAACCCTCTGCGTGAGAATACTGTCCTAACGCTATTGTCTCTTGACCTTCAGTGTGTGAATAGTTTCCTATTGCTTGGGTATTATCTCCTTCTGCGTGTGAGTAGTCTCCAGTTGCTTTAGTAACACTACCTTCTGCGTGTGAGCCAGCACCAATTGCTTGAGTACCAGTTCCTTCAGCGTGAGAATAAATTCCAATTGCTTGAGTAGCAACACCTTCTGCGTGAGATGCTATTCCAATTGCTATAGTGTCTGTATTACCTTCAGCGTGTGAGTAGGATCCAATTACATAGGTGCTATTTCCTTCTGCATGTGAATAATCTCCAGGTATAGTTTGATCACCACCCCATTTACCAATCTTATCATTTAAATTGCCTACATATGCTATTGTAGTACTTACAC